TCTTAATTGCAGTCTCTGATTCTACTGCATCGACACGCTTTTGTACACCATCAATCGTGTTCTTGATATTTTCAACAGCAGTTGAGAGTGCTGTGTGTTGTTCTGCCAACTCTGAAATTCGGCTATCTACGCTCTTGCTGAACGCTTCAACTGTATCTTTAATTGTTGAAACCTGTACTGCATTTGCTTCTGTAGCCTTATTCAATGTCTCTGAGAAAAATCCCTTAAGGTCGCCAAGCATTTTAGCAAAATCAGGTTCATCAACCATAACTTCTGATACATCGGCTGCTTTTTCTAGAGTTTCGGCAGGAGCGTCTTCTACTGGTGCTTCTTCAACTGCTGGTGCTTCTTCAGCAACAACTGGTGCTTCTGCTACTACAGTCTCTTCGACTGTTGTGTTTTCTGTATTCTCTGACACTTCATTACCTCCTTCTATGTCTGCCTGTTTTGCAATTTGTGTTTCAGGCGTGGACAATCTTGATTTTTTATGTAAATCAAGAATCTTGTTTATTTCTTTTGCTTTGTTAACATCGTTTGACTCTACCCATCCAATTAGTGTTGCAGGTTTTCCTGTAACTGGGGAATCGTATGATGCTTCTGTTGAAATAAATACTGAGTCTGAGTCTGCACAATAAAAAATGTTTTCTGCTTTAACCTCAGTTGCTATTCCCTTAAATATTAGTTCGCCATTCATCTTGGAAATAGAAAGAATGTTGCATAGTTCATTTGCTGGAGAGTCGACAATTGAAAGTTCCATCAATGAGTAATCTTTGATAAATCTTGTAGTCTTGCCAGTTGACTTGTTAACTTCGTTGTCTGATTCAATGATCTTTCCGCCGATTGAAAATCCTGTTAGTGTTCCGTCTAGAACTTTTTCCCAGGTATCCTGAGCGCCTTTTGAAACATATGCATCTACATAAACTCCGTTGTAAAATTCTTGTGACTTTGCATCATAGTATGTTTCTGGCTTAAATGAAATCATTTTGCCTACTGCGTTTGAGCTATGCATCTCACGAATGTTTCCACGGAAATTTTCAAAAGCTTTAATGCTTGCTTCCATGGTAACTACGTCACCTGTCTGATCAACGTTGTCTAGTGTTGCAAAGCCCGAGACAGTACGCTTTTCACGGTTGACTTTTGTGAATGGGACCGATAAAACTATCTGATCGCCATTGGAAGACCATAAGGATTTTTCAATGTTCATATGCTTAATTTTATAACGTTATCGTATATAAGGCAAATAATGGTTGAGCAGGGTTAGTCGACTTGTCTTCCATCTCCTTGAGCATTTCTTCCCTCTCCAGAAATATCGGGGGAATTCGCAGACCTTTCAGAATCTCTAGTTCTGGTTTTACCTGCCTGTGCTCTGGTCTCTGCCTGTGCCTGTGGTTTTAATTCAACAACTTTATCTCCACCCTCAAGAGGGACCATGCCCATTCTAATTCTTATTTCATTAGGAGTCACTACCTGCATTCTTAAATAACGCTCATCGATTTTAGACTGAGTGTCTTCATCTGTCAGGGTAAGCTCATTAAATTTAAGAATAAGGGCATCTGTCATTTCTTCAATGATCTTATTTAATTTCTTTTCTAAATTCATTTGTGCTGGACGGCATACTTGCTCTCTAAATGTCTTGTCGGCATCTCTTGCCACCGCTAAGTTAACTCCTTCTGGGGTTCCAATTTTATTAATTGGCACACGGTGGGATAGAAGAATTTCGTCTCTATTTGATTTACGATATACGTTAAATGAAGACTCTTGAGTTCCTGCTTCAATTGGCTCCATCTTAAATTCAACCTTTGAATCTGGTGAATCTGGAGGAAGTGGAATATATAGAGATCTGTGGTTCTTGCCTCTTAGTCCAACCTGAAAAAATTCAAGCAATTTACGCTCTGACTCTGTAGAGAGCTTTGCTCCTTTTACTGTAATAATGTAACGAGGCACCGCCTTATTTTCAAAGTAATCAAGGTTATACTTTCCCGCAAACTCATTTCCTGCCATGGCATTTGATGAGGCTACAATATCTGGAATACCATAATAGTTATTTGTAGGGGTGTACTTCTTAAGGTGAATAATTTCATTAGGTCTATCTAGTCCACCTGCAATTGGATTCTCTGTTTCCTGATCTCCAAATGTGCGGAAGAAGACTGCTTTGCCGTAAAGCAATTGAATAAATCCATCACGCAAACGACGTATTCTCATAGTCTTTGCTGGAATATGACCGATGTATCCAATCTTGCCAGCAGATGTTCTACCAATTTCAATATAGCCGTTTCCTGTTGCTTCAACGTCTGTGTATGCTTTAATTAATGTCTCTGTAAATGTTTCTTCTTCGTTGCATTTTTCAAGCCAATCGTATAGATCTTGACGCAGCCTATTAAGTTTTCTGCGAGCTCTATCTAATGACTTATCGTCTGTAATATTATCAAAGGCTTCTTGTGTCTTACGTGTTTCAATAAAGTCATGACCTAGACCCACAATATTTGAAACCTTAGCATTGATTGCTGAATAGTTGTATGGAGAAATTTCGTAAATAGTTGATAAGTAGTCTAGGTTGTATGGAGGCTCAACAAGGTCAAACATTGCATAGCCAGTGACTGCTTGCTGTAATAGATTCTGCTGAGTTTCTGTTCCATCAATACCTTGAAATCTTTTTTGTAGATCTCTATTCATCTTGCGACGAAATGCTGGGCTAAGTCCTGAAATCTTTGTTAGACCATCTCCACTAACCTTAAATAGGTCTGTAGTTGTTTCTTCTCTGGGAGTATTAAACTTCATCCAGTCTGCTACGTTTGAAACTACAATATCCTGAGAGTCATCATCTTCTACATATTTTGTCATTTCAGTTTACCTAACTTTTTAATTTCGTCTTTATAGTTTCCAATATCAAGTGGATCTGGAACTAATCCCCATTGAAGTCTTTGCTTTTGTTCTGCAAATTCTTCGTCGTTAATTTTGCGCCTAGCGGAAAGAAACTTAGGCCCGCCTTCATATATGCCATATGAGCGAACTTCTCTAGCCAAAGCATCGATGAGGGATCTATTTCCTTTTTTGGCCGTGACTGAAAGAAAGTTCCCATCGTCATCTCCAATCCATCTGCCGTCAGGCATTTCCCACACATATATCCCAAGTGGTGATTCTTCTATTACTTGACGACGTATGTTATTCATTTCCATAAGTTTTATTTTACCATTATTTACTGTCTAAGTCCAGCTTTTTGTCAAGGGGTATGACAAATTTATACGCTTTGTAGCACTATCCAGTCGTTATTGTATGCAATAATGTCTGATTCTGTCAGGTCAATTGTCGGCTCGGTAATTGATGATACTGCTCTTCCAGTATATAGCTCAAAGTGGGTCTCTACAATTCCTGCCGTTAATTCTTTTTCATAGGTCGTAATATTCTTATATAGGTTGCTTGGCCCGCCAGATGTTTCGTAATTTAACCGAAATGACCCAGTTACTGGGGCAGTAAATACTATTACGATATGGTGGGGCTCTTCTGCAACTAAATATGAGCTTATATTTGTCTGATTAGTTACATCTACATTGTTTACATATATCTTGGCTATATTAGCCTTAGAGACCACTCCAGGGCCGTTCCAGGCTACTCTGGTATCAGAAGGGTTGGAAGCATAGAATAGGGTGTTAGCGGCCAACGTAAGGGGCGTAAAGAACATCTCTACAGACTTGATAGAAGATAATGTGTTGATATTAAATCCTGCTGCATTTTTAGCCCTAATCCCATTTGTATAATTGCGGGAAAGGATAGGATAATTTAATGATCCAAGGTAATATTCGGTTGTTGAATTTATTCTATCCCCATAGTTGTCAGCATAAATATCTTTATTTGAATAGAAGGCAATACAGAAAAATGATAGTTTTGGCAGGTACTTGCTGGCATCTGTAGTAGACATAGTTATTTTAATATACAGCTTACCGCTGGCATCAAATGCATCTTTGGTATATTGCGGAATTGGCTGGCCATTTACACATTGAGTATAAGATATTCCGTCTATACTAGATTCAACTGTAATTCCTAAATCATTACGCCATTCCACCTTTGAGGTTACTAGATTTAATTCTGACGGGATTGTAATAAAATCTTGAATAATAAATGTTTTTGCTTCCACCGTGTCTGTCTCATAGAAGCCTATCTACTGGATATGAATAATCAAATGATGGTCTTAGGTTTGCATCTGATCCAGAATACAAAACACCTTCGTCTGGGTATGCCACTTGAATTGCTGGAGATGTAATATTTGCATCTATGTAGTGTCTAAGTATTGTTTTATCTAATAGGCCATATCTATATACTGCTGGAGCATCTACAGTAAATTCATCTCCAGATGTTGTAGTTGGTCCAATTTGTAATCCTAGTGTTGTATTTGTAAACTTAAAATTAGTTAAAGATTTAGATTCAGCCAAGACTCCATCGATATATAGCTCAATAGATTCTCCTGTGTACTTACCCGCCAAATATAATACCTTCTTGGAATATGTGAGCGGTGAGATGACATATTCTGTAGCAGAGACTTTAAACACTATATGCCCTTTGTCCCAGAACAATCCAATATTATTTGCGGTATCTCCAAATAGTCTAACTACTGAAGATGATTCTATTGAGGAATTAATAAATACTTCCATTGTAAAGTCATTGTCTGAAGTATAGGATGTTGCAAATCCTGCTCCTACTGTTGCCCCATAATAATCTTTTGTAACTGGTACGGTTATATATGATGTAGTTGTGATCTTTGTTCCTGATAACCCACCTGAAACCAATGGCAATATATTTGCTGCAGGGGATCCTACATATGTAGCATTGTTTCCACATCCTGAAATATCTGAGGCGGTGGTACCCGAAGATTCATCCAACGGCCAAAAGCCAATCGGATAATCTTTGATTACCTTCAGTTGATAACTCATAATTATATTATACTACACTTACAAAGAAGTGTTTAAGGAATGACTTCTACGCCAGAAATGGTAAGAAGGATACCGCCTGGAATACTAGCCTGAGCAAAGATTCTGTCTCCTGGATTTACTACTATTGTAACGTCATGAGAGACAATATTTTTTTCTGTTGCTACCATGTCTGGGAATACCTTGTTATAGTTCTGGGCATCTTCACCAGATGGGGCTACGTAGATAGAATAGATC